TGGTATCTACAGCGACTTGAATACTTGGGCCATTGCCAGAACCATCTGTACCTACAATACCAAGCGTAGTGGCATCTCCAAATGTACCAGCTTTTGTAACAGCATCTCCTCCAATACCAACATTTTGACTTGAGTCTATGGTCACGGCAGTAACCTTATTTGCTGTTTGCATTACAATGCTATCACCATCATTTGCAGTTGCAATCGTCATCTGATTATCATCTGACTTCCAACCTATAAAAGCTCCATAAGCATCTGCTGGGCTACCAAATGCCAACTGCCCTAAAGCATTATTTGGAGTAAGAATAGTAATCCCACCAGCACCACTATTTTCAACTACTAAATCATCAGCCGCTCCATCGGCAGTAACACTTCCAGCAGTGGCAGTATGGACATGAAGAGTTCCTTCTGTCGGTGCAATTCCTACCCCGACTCTGTTTGTATCCAAAAATAATTTTGATGCTGTATCTTCTCCATCCGATACAACTCTTGCAGTACCATCTATACCACTATTTGAATTGGATACTTGCAATAAATCTTTATAGCTACTCGCTATACTTTGTCCTGTTAAACTTGCCATAATATTATCCTGTTAAATCTTCCCAATTACTTGTTGTTTCTTCCCATTTTAACTGTATAGCCTCTGCTCCAGCCCAGCCTATGTCGGCTATCATCTGAGCAAAGTTGACTATAGTAGTTCTAATACCGCCTAACATTATTTCAATGCCAGCATATTAGTTGCTGTCGTATTTGTTGCTTTGATTGCAGAAAACTTAACAGGCAGTATTTGACCACTTGCCAAGTTTTTAAAAGTTGCATCGCTACCGGATTGTAAAGTAAGAACTACATCACCACCTACGCCTACGTATACAGCGGAATGTAAGTCTGCTAATGATTGATCTGATCCACCATGAACGGCAGTTACCGTAGTCGCACTCTCGTAAATCATTTGATTGAGAGATTCTACTACTGAATATTTGTTAATAGAACTAGCCATCTTGTTTCTTCCTCCTTATGCCTTGCCGAGCTTGACTTTTCTCATGGGCATGTTGATTTAAGTTAGGTCTGGTGGTAATATCATCCTAGTGCCACCCACCTTTTCTCTTTTCCTAGCACCGTTTTTCTTAACGGATTCCAAAAAATTTCTTTGATGAACACTAGCTAAATTCATACTTACTGAAGATATGTTTGGGTCATTTGACTTTCCTGCTTTATCTTCATATAGCTTTGCTTTTACAAAGTCTATGATAGCAGGATGAAACACATTGTCTACATCTGGAATATCTGTAATAGCTGATACAGAATCTGGCTCAGCATAGTAATGTATAAGAACTCCATTTGTTACTGCTTCATCTATTGGTTTGTACTGACCTTCAAGAGAATGAGTTGTACCAGATGTTTCTCCTCTTGTTGTTACTATAGCTAAATGATTGCCTTTTACAAAATATGCAATCTTATGTTCTGGATGAGTATAAGTACTTGCCATTAGTCTATGTCCATCGTTAATATTTCACCATTTAATAACCTTGGTATCTTAACATACTCTCCACTAGAATCCATAAAGTCAACTCTAAATACTTTGTTGACATCAATACCAGAGTTAGCATCGCTTAATGTATACCATTGCTGGTCTGCTACTGTAGTTGTCTTTGCATACTCAACCTTAGTTGAATACTTTCCAAGGTCTACTAAACATTCGTTAATTAAATTTATAATATAAGTTTCAGGTGCGTCAGGAAAAACCTGTCTTACCCTACTAATAATCTTTTTTACATTTAGCCTGTTTACAGCCATTATGTTGAATCTCCTCCTAACATACCAGTTGTCTCCCAGTTACTTGTTAAACTTTCCCAGTTTTTAGCATCAAAGCCATTCCAAGTTCCGGGGATTACCCATGTTATAGAACTAGGCAAAGATACGCTACTAAAAGAAGGAGAGCTGTTTAATGTTACCAAAGTTGATGAAGGTGATGTATTTAACGCAGTAACACTAGAAGACGGTGATGTGTTTAAAGCTACTAAAGTAAAAGATGGTGAAGTAGGTAGAGTTGCTACTGTCTTAGCCATTACCCACCTCTCATAAGTTGTATGCCTTTATCATAATCAGCTTGCAACTTAGCTTGTTGCTGAAGATAATTTTGATAAGCTTGGGCATTGTTTGCTAAATTTTGTCCATAAGCTTGTACCTCTGAGTTTACTTGAGCACTATACTTATTTAATTCAGCTAAAAATTTTTGTACTAAATCATCGTTATTTTGGATAGTTGCTTGCAATGTATTAGCTTTGTTTTGCAATGCTAATGCTTGGTCTTGAGCTTTATTAAACTTAGCCACATCTGTAGCTTGAGCAGATTCTTGCTGTGCATCAGCCGCATCTATCTGAGCCTGTCTTAAGGCTACCTGTAAATCAGCATTTTTCTTAGCTAACTCTGCTTGAACATTTGCTTGGTATCTAACATTCTCTTTATTAAATTCATTTAATTCGTTTTGAATGTCTAATGTATACTGTTGCAAAGAGTTTCCTTCAGTAGTAGACCAAGCTTGAAAAGCTGTGTTTACTTCAGACTGATACCTATTTAGCTTTTGAGTGTAAACCTGAACATCTGTATTAACTTCAGCTTGGTACTCAGATACTTTTGCTTGGTATTCCTGTACTTCTTTTTGCAACAACAATGAAGCTTCTTGCTGTGAGTCTTGAGCATCTAATCTTGATTGCTCTATCTGTTTTTGTATATTAGCTTGATACTCAACATTTGCATCGTTAAAAACATTTAATTGGTTTTGCAAAGCAGACCTATAAGCATCTATATAAGAATTTAATTTTCCTAACTGCAACTGAGCAAGTTCTGTATCTTCATCTGTTTCAATCATGTCTCCTAAAACTTCCCACCAATCAGTAACATCTATTTGGTCAGCATCTGTTCCAGAACTACCTGCTGTAATAGTAGCTGTTATTTCTTCAGTTGCCCCACCTACAACAGGTGCTGTATAAACAGGAGCAGTACCAAAACTAGCTATCGTTATAGCTCCTATAGTTGGAGTTGTAAAGCTTGCACTTGCTAATGTTGGTGGAGTACTAAGAGAAAATACACCCGGATCAGAATCTCCAAATGGGTTTCCATCTTCACTAAGATTAAAAAAATCTTCAAATGAAACTCTAGTAGTTAAAGTAGGTTTTGTATACGCAGGAACATCTCCACTTATATCAGCTTTTGTTACAGATGATACTGTAATTGCACCAACAGCAGTAGCACTTGCATCTGCATTTGTAGCATCTGAATATGAAACAGTAGCTAAACTAGGTGCACTTGGTGCTGATGCAGATATAGTTAAATCTGATTTGATTAAACTATTTAACTTATTACTTAATGCTTTTACAGAAGCATACAATGGCACTAAATATTCATATTCATCTGGAAAATTACTTATAGAAGAATCTCCAAAAGCTACTGTTGGGTTATTAACCTCTAAATATTTACAGCTACCTGAAGCAGGCAAAGCATTTAGCTTGCCATTATAAACATAATACACAGGGTCTGTAGCCGTAGCCGCTATCATATCGTCACTATCTGATGCCCTACCTCTAAGCAACGCAGGAATCTCCCTACATGGCTGGTCTATAGTACCATCGTTTCTAGTAACTGATATAACAGAACTAGACTCTAAAGTCTCTGCTTCACTACCAACTGCTGTACTTGTAAATGTATCTTCAGTTGCACAAAGAAACTTCAAAGACCTTGGCATCGCATTGATAACCTCAGCCGCACCATCGGTTAGAAACTGAGTTAATTCAGTTTGGGTAGGTGCACTACTACCATCTATTGATAAACTTGTTAGTCCTTCTACTTGTGCTTCAAACGTTGCCATTAATTAACACCTGCCTGCCTTACTCTTTCTTTCCACACATTGTTTAACTTCTTTGTTTTTTCTTTCTTCATCTTATCTATATGACTATCCATACTAACTTCAGAAAATTCTATGTCACTTCTCTTGCCAGCTTCACTCATCATATATAAGTTAGTTGTAAATATAGCTTCAGATGCTTTCTTACCACAAGCTCTGCAGTAGAACCATCTTTCAGGATTTGGGTTTTTACAATGTACACAATTCATATTATTCCTTTTTAGATTCGGGGGCTACCCTTTATACGATAACCCCCACAGTTCTAATTACTGTTTAACTTTATTTATTCAGTTTATGATGTGGTAAAACCGTTGTCAATAGCAGACATTCCAGAAGCTACATATTCACCATTGGTAAACATCATTTCTAAGTAGTCTCCTTTTTGAGATGCCGCTTCTACAAGAATATTAGATACCTGAGTACCTGCTGTTGAGTTACCAACATCACCACCGCCATCAAAAGCAACTAAGCTTATGATAGCACTTCCTGCCGCAATAGTAATATCCGCAGTTGGAGTTTCTTCTTCTACAATAAACTTGTAGTAGATTCCCTCTTCAGCAGAAGATGCAGTTGGAAGGGTAATTGAGTAAGCACCACCAGCAGAATCAAGCATGAAGACTTTTCCGCTATCATCATTAGTCAATGTTCTTGCGGCTGTTATCTTTTCTACTTTTTTCTTGTGACCGTATGTTGCACCACTATTCTGTTCTAAATAACTTGCTCTAGCCATTATTAAACTCCTTCTAAGTTGATTAAGTAGTGACTTTCAGGGAGAGAAACTTCCAATCCAGCCTCTGTTAAAATCATATCTTTACGAAGGTCTTCATCAGCAGACTGAACATTAGTCATGATTTGAGTATCACGATTAACTCCATTACCTACCAATGGTCTGTAAGCTACATTATCCATATCAACCATACATAAGAAACCAGAAGAGAATCCTCTGAATAGAGGCTCTTTAACTAGGTTCATTGTACCGTGAATAGTTTCTACTTGCAATACAGTATGTCCAAAAGAACCTACTGATTTTTCAATATTGTAACGAAGTTCGTTAGCAACAGACTGGTCAACAAAAGAAGTTGAACCAAGCTTATTGAAAAATGTAATTACAGGTAAACTAGCAAGAGCTAATTTTGCATCAGAACCACCACGAGCAGGGTCATATACTACTTCAAAGTCAGATAGTATTCTGTCGTAAGTTAATTCAGAAGTTGCCGCAGACCTAAAGTAAGGTGCACCTGAAGAATAAGACAAAGCTGAGTCATCTACTACTGCTGTACCATTCTTGATAATGTGTCCTGCAATACCTTCAGTATACTGAATACCTCCAACAGTTGCCTGCTGTCCAAACAACATAGCACGCTCAATATCTACTTTGTGCTCACGCAATTTAAGATTCCAAATTCTTTGGAACTCATCTGCGTATCCACGATAACGAGTTGCTCTTGCTGTGTTAGACATTTCACAAGCTGTTTTAAATATCTGAGTTAATCCAGAATCGCTTGTTAACTCTTCTGAGAATACATCTGGGGCTCCAGAACCTTCAACAAAAGATGTACCAATAACTTGACACTTTGTTTCATCCCCACCTGTTTCTGCTCCATCAATAGCTGAAATAGTTTTACCAACAAAGCTGGTATCAGAACCATTATCTACAGGTGCTGACTCTATTCTTACTATGATTGTTTCAGGAGAATTAGACTCTGAGTAACCTACAGCAAAAACCATTCCTTTAATTAGGAAGTCTACTGAGGTTTCACTACCTGCTGATTCTTCAACTGTGTATGTAATACTAGAACCAGCCGCAGGAATTGAATGAGCTCCGTCAAGCACAAAGCTTCTGTCTGTCATAGAAATCTTAGTTCTATCTTCTAAATATCGGAATTGAGGGTCATCCGTAGGAACTTTAGCTACCTTAGAGAGATACACGAAAAAAGGTGATTCATCTGGGGCCAACTCCGCTACACGGTCTGAGAAATTGAACAGTCTACGAGTGTGAAAGCCTGAAGAGGCTGTACCCGGGTCGCCAACATTCACAATTCCTTGATTGTAATTTGCCATTTAGGGCTCCTTGTTATATTTGTTTTCTATTTGAAATGCTCATAACACCCTTCCAAACATCCTCTAATTCATTAGGTTGTTCAGGGGCAGAACCTTGAACCACACCAGCCGTAGTTGGAATGGTCTTAGTCTTTTGAACAGCTTCTAAGTTTGGCGATACTTTTTCTTCTCCACCTTTATGCTTTCTGTACACATCAACCAACAAGTCCAAAGGAAGTTCTTCTCTTGGTGTCGTTGCAAACTGTATAAAATCATCAGCCATATTCGGGTCTGTAATGCCATGCTTACTAGCTAGGTCTTGCTTTAGGTTGTTAATTGCCATTTGTTGCTGAAACCCTGCCATCTGTTCTTGAACAGCTTGCTGAGCAACAGTCTTTTCTTGTTGCACCCTCATCTCATAAGAGGGAGAACCCGGCTTGTAATAAGCTTCCCAAGGGTCAAAAGAATCCTCTGTAACCTTTGGTTCTTCTTGCTTACTAGCCGTATTACCACTAAGTGTGTTTCTCATAGCCTCAACAACATCGGGTCTGTCTTGTAAAACTTTTCCCAACTGTTGATACTTACGAAGCTCCTCGACTTCGTTATTGAGCTTATCATAATCAGCAGATTTCTTGTCATACATTGATTGAAACTTCTTAGCCTCATCTACGACTTCTTCTCCTTCAGGTGCTGGAGCTTCTCCTCCTACCTGTTCTGGCTCAACAACTTGTTCTAAAACTTCGCCTTCCACGCCTTCTATTGTGGTATTTTCGTGCATAGTGTTATCCATTATATTCCTCGATTTCTTTTAGTTAGCATCACCTAATTAAAGATGTCTGTAAAAGCAGAACCGGGAATTGTTCCCACTACTTCTGTTTTCATTAGCTTACAGCCTGTGTTTCTGAATCAACAATTCTTTTTAGATTATCAACTTGAACCTTAGTTTTAAACTTGGTATCATTCTTGATTTCATTAAGCCTGCTTTTGAACTTCTCAGTTTCAGCCCTCTTTCTTGAATTAAGCGTTTCACGCTCTGCAGTCTGTAGGTCTCCACTAAGTTTCTTAACTTGGCTTTCGAGTTGTTTGATATAAGATTGCATCTGAGCCATTTGGCCCTTTCGCTGTAAGACACCTTCTTTGTCAAAGATTTCAGTTTTCTTTAAAACCTCGACATCATCTACCAGATTCATTCTAAACGCCTCAAGGTAAAGCTGATACTCAGCCATTCTATTTGAGGGTAGGGTTGAACCGGATATGATTCTCACATCATAATGCCCCACCGTGATGTTGTTTGTGATGGCATTAATTTCCTGACTTTTATCATCATACATATTTACCGTAAACTGAGTAATATCATTGTTTGGCTGTACGATTCTAAATGTCTTGGAGTAAGTGTAATGACCCTTGGCTAGGTTGTATAAACTTTTACCTAACCTTGTCAAACTTCCTTCAATATCCCTTAACTTAGACTTGCCACGAGTCTCACCCATTTCAGCAAGCATTGCAGTACCACGAACTGTTTCTGGAGCTGATTCTCTAAAACCCTGCATCAACTCTGGGATACCAAAACTTAAATCTATATAGTGCTCTATTCTACTCATTAAATTATAAAACTCTCCTGACAATGATTGTGGGGCAGGGAAATGAGGTGCACCGAACTCAGGGTTATAAGGTATGACAGCATTAGGTCTAGCCCAATCCTGCTCCAACTGCCCCAAATCATCTACGCTCCCCTCTGGAACCATAAGCTTTAGTCCAGCAGAGGCTTGAGCGTGTGAGAGAGTGAGAGAGAAAAGCTTATTTAAAAGTCTTTGTGAATCTTTTACTTTTGATATATCTGACTTTGGATAAGGTGTACCTGTCCAAATATTAGGAACTGGTATAATCGGATATATGTCTGTATTCAATATCTGTTCGTACAGAAGAATATTACCTGCAGTTGCACAAACTTTAATTCTTGTTTGAGTTACCTCTACTATCTCTATCATCTCAGCTTGCATTAGCAACTGAGCATTTTCTGATTCAATAAACTGATTATACTTATCAACATCTAGTATAACCTCTGAACCATCTTGTTTGTTAAATACCCTATAAAAAGGTACTTTTACTTTCATGAATCTTTCTAGTATTCTATACTTATTAACCCTGTTGTATTCTGATTCATATGTAACATCTGGAGTAAAAGATTGAGAAGAGTTTTTTCTTCCTGACTCAGGATAATCTTCTTCATCATAATATGTTTCTAGGTCTTGTAAGAAAGGTTCAACTTGCGGATACATATTTACAAGCTGGTCTTCAGTTAGGATGGTAGATAATATAATACCAGATGCATCGTCTGCATAACGATGTCTTGAAGCAGGGTCTACATAAACTCTAAATGGGTCTACATAAGTATACTTAACTTCACCTCTTCCGTAATCAGCTTCAGGGTCAATATATGCATACAAGTAACCCATACCTGCAGTAGCATAATCATGAACAGCTTGCTTGAATTGAGTATCTCCATCTGATATATCCCATATATACTCAAGTATAGTTCTCCAAACATTAGATATTCTACTGTCCGAGTCTTCTCTACCTACCGCACTATACTTAGGAGACCTAGAAGTCAACAATGATTTTAGTTTTTCTATTGCCGCATATACACGGTCAATAACAAAATCACCTTGACCAACTGCTCTTAAAGCATCTGATTCTTCTTGTGAATAATGATTACCTAGAAAAAAGTCTACAGAGTCTCTAGCTTCTACATCCCATTCAGACCTAGCATCTCTCCACATTCTCCATAGCTGTCTGTTTACTTCCGACTTCTGTACTTCGTTCTTTTCTAACTCTCGTATACTAGAAATAGATACACCTACCTTTTTGGTGGTGAATATACAAAGATAAATATATACAATGCAAGAACTTTTTTATATTTTTTGTCCAGTTACCCAAGATATAACTCTTTTGGTTGTTTTTGACACAGACTTAACTGTTTTGTTTTCTAGAAAATCCAATGCATCAAACTTCTTACTAACAGGAGGCCTAGCTTTATTTATAGCATACCATAAGCCATCAAGTATGTCATCGTTCTTTCCTTTTGGAAACTGAAACATTTCATCAACTAAGCTATTGTGACTTCTTTTTATAAACATTTTTCTTCTGTTTACTATCGGTGCTAGCAATGACTCTAACCTATCTTCTTTTTTTATACCACTAGGAGGTCTAACACCTAATGCTATACCCGGAGCAACCTTTCTTTCCTTGCCAGATAAACTATTAACAGCATCTTTTATTATACCCTGAGCACCAACATGCTCAACATTAACTCTTTTTACAGGAGAAAACTCTCTAGCATATTCTAGTATTTGTTCTGGCATATCATATAAAGGTATATGCTCTCTCATGTAATCAATGACATATATGTTTCTATCACTATCTATACCTATTACCATAATAATCTGATAGTCACTAGACTCTGTAGCTTCATAAGCTAAGTCAACACCCATGTAAATATTTACAGGGATAGCATCTTTTGTGTTGACAAGGTATGCATATCCATCTCTGCTTTCAAACTCATGGTCATAGTATTCAAGTCTATCTGTTTTAAACTTTGCATTTTCTAAGTCTCTAGCTTCATTTAGATACTCTTGTGCAAACTTATGTGCTAAGCCTACATCTTCAAACCTTCTTCTTATATCTAAAAGCTTTTCTTTTGAAAAGTAACTAGGCCAAAGAACTGTACCATCTGTATCTATAGCCTTATGGTAAATAACATCCCATGCATAACTTCTCTTGTCCCTTTCTGCTTCTACATATCCATCATATATACTTTGTAAGAATGAATCATAGTGCACTATTGTACCAATCAACCAGATTGAACCTTCATTACCCTTTGAGTTCTCAAGTGCAGGTTCTACTGTTGACATAACCCATTCTTTAATTTCTCTTCTTCTGTCTGGAGTTTTTGTATTTAACTCTGATTCAAAGTCATCAAGTATAATCTTGGTATACCTTAAGCCTAGCTGAGAACGACCACGAAGTCTTTGAGATGTACCTTTTGCTATAACCCTATCTCCTTTGCTAGTTGTAAACTCTTTCTCAGTCCACTTACTTCCTTGTATGCTACCAAAGTAATAATTAAGTGCAGGGTTTGTTTCTATGTGGTTTTGTAAGTATTTGATATGGTCAATAGCCTGAGACTGTTCCTCAGCAACCCAAGCAATAAATTCTTTCTTTCCCTCTGGATTAAAGTAAAGATGGTATAGTAATGCTGTCTTAGCTAATGTAGACTTACTATGCCCTCTAGGAAGTATGATGCAGTTTCTTTTCTTAGTCTCATCTAATAGTAAGTTATTTAATTCATAGTGATATGCGGCAGGAGTTGACTTCATAAAGTCATCTGGTAAGAACAACTGACCAAAGGATATAATATCTTTTCTTGCTAACTCAAGAACTCTCTCTTTGTCAGACACATTGTTTTTGTTTATGTTTACTTTCTTAGGTTTAGACACTCTTCTGATAACCAATCTTGCTTAGGTACTCTTTCAAACACACTTGTTCCTTGCATAAGAGCAGGGCCAATAGTATACATCCAAGCATCTATCACCTCATCTTTCTTATGAACCTTGACAATTCTTCTTTCATAAAGACCTGTGTCTATGCTTTCATATATATCATAACCTGCTATGTCTGCTTTATCTACATCCATAACCTCAACAACCATACCTTTTG